AACAGCATCAACACCCCGGCCCTGCGCAACCTGCGGGCGCGCTCGCGGGCAGCTGTGCGCAACGATCCGTATGCGTTCAACGTCATCGACAAGCGTGTCAGCAACCTGATCGGCACGGGCATTACGCCCAGGCCGACCACCGACGACGCAGCTCTACGCAAGGTGAAACAGCAGCTGTGGGATGACTGGGTAGACGAGGCAGACGCCGACGAGCTGACTGACTTCTACGGCATGCAAGCCCTGGTGGCTCGCACCGTGGAAACGGCCGGTGAATGCTTTGTGCGGTTGCGGCCACGCAGTATGGACGAAGGGCTGGCGGTGCCGTTGCAACTGCAAGCCCTGGCCCCGGAGTTCGTTCCACACGACAAGTTCGAGACCACCAAAAACGGCAACATTATCCGCGCCGGGATCGAGTTCACCCCGGCAGGCAAGCGCGTTGCGTACTGGATGTACCGCTCACACCCTCGCGATTCATCGTCGTTGAACAGCGGTTACAACCAGTTGGTACGTGTGCCGGCCACCCAGGTGCTGCACATTTTCGAGCCGGTGGAGCCGGGCCAGTTGCGCGGCGTGCCTCGCTTGGCTCCGGTTCTGAAGCGCCTGCGAAGTCTGGATAACTACGATGACGCGGTTTTGTTCAGACAGGAAGTCGCCAACCTGTTTGCGGGCTTTATCAGCAGGCCGGCGCCGGAAGCCACGCAGCAGCCACGAGATCCCACTACCGGCCAACTGCTGGATCTGGACCGCGATGGCTTCACGCCGATGGTCGCCCTGGAGCCCGGCACCATGCAGGAGCTGGGGCCAGGTGAAGAGGTGGAGTTTTCCAAACCACCAGACGCCGGCAACAACTACCCGGACTTTATGCGTCAGCAACTGATGGCTGCGGCGGCGGGCTCGGGCACGCCTTACGAGATCCTTACCGGCGACATGCGCGAGGTCAACGACCGGGCGCTGCGGGTGGTGCTCAACGAGTTCCGGCGGCGCCTGGAGCAACTGCAATTCGGCGTGTATGTGCATCAGTTATGCCGTCCGGTACGAGCTGCCTGGATGGACATGGCGGTCCTGTCTGGTGCCCTGGTGCTGGAGGACTACGCGCAACGTCGGCGCGAATACCTGCACACCCGTTGGGTACCGCAAGGCTGGGCCTATATCCAGCCGGTGCAGGACGTGCAGGCGCGGCGGATGGAAGTGCAGGCGGGCTTCGGTTCGCGCAGTGAGATGTGTCTGCGCAACGGTTACGACGCCGAAACCATCGACGCGGAAAACGCCGCTGACCTCGCCAGGGCCAATGATCTTGGCCTCAACTACACCACGCTTGATGCCATCGAGCCGATTGATGACAAGGAACAACCATGAGCAAAAAAACGATTCCGCGTATTTATGACAAGGCTGGCAAGCCTGTAAAGGTCGCGGACAAAAGTTGGTACACCCTCCAGGCCAGCGGCGAAGCCGAGCAACGAAGCATCGAGATCTTCGTGTACGGCGAGATCGGCGCATGGGGCGTTACGGCCAATCAGTTCGTGCAGGATCTGCGCGCCATGGATGACGGTACTTCACCGATCATCGTGGCGTTCAACAGCATCGGTGGCGACCTGTTCGACGGCCTGGCGATCCACAACGCGCTGTCGCGTTTGGGCGAGCGCTGCACTGGTCGCATTGATGCCTTGGCGGCCAGCGCGGCCAGTGTCGCGGTCTGTGGCGCTCACCGGGTGGTGATCGCGGCCAACGCCATGTTGATGATTCACAACCCCTACACCTTCAGCGGTGGTGATGCCGAAGACTTCCGACGGGTTGCCGATGTGTTGGACCAGACCCTGGAAGCGATCATCGCGGCTTACAAGTCCAAGGCGCCGGACAGTCGACGAAGTGGAGCTGAGGCGTATGGTCAACGCGGAAACCTGGCTCACCGCCAACGAGGCGGTGGCGCTGGGGCTGGCGGATGAAGTGGGCGACGGCCTCAAGGTTCAAGCCTGTCTCGGCCAGGGCAGTGTGCTGCAGCGTTTCCAGAACGCCCCCGCCGAGCTGCTCGCCCAGCTTGATGAAGAACCGGGGACGGAGCCACTGGTACCTGATGACCCGCCGGCCCCGGTACTGGACGCGGCCAAGCTGGCGCTGATGGTGACGCAGGGTTGTGCAGCAGCGGGCATCAGTAACCTGGTGGAGCCGTTGCTCGCTACGACCAAGCTGGAAAGCGAGTCTGTGATCCAGGCGGCACTGACCAAGGCCAAGGCGCTGCATAGCCTCTGTGTGGCAGCACGCCTTCCAGAACTGACCGGCGGATTCATCAGTGCCGGTTTGGACGAGGCCGCTGTCCGGGCGCGTCTGTTCGACAAACTGGTGGGCAAAGGTGGCGGCTTTGAAATCGACAACAGCCTGCCGCTGGATGATGACCCAGCACCCAAAATCAAGGCCAAACAGGCCGACCCCCAAGCGATCTGGGCATCCCGTCAGGCGGCGCAGAACGGAACCTCGAAAGGAGCAAGAGTATGACCATCAAAGTCGAATCGATGCATGCAGGTGAATTCCTGCTGTCCGAAGGCGCCGGCAACATTTCCCGTGAAGCGATCAACGTCGCAGCAGGGCCAGCGCTGCAACCCGGCCAGATCCTTGGCTTGGTGACGCTCTCGGGCGAGTTCGCGCCGTATACCCCAACCGCTGAAGACGGCACCGAAAACGCTGTCGCGATCCTCTGGGGGCCGCTGGGCGAGTCGGATGTCCCTCGTCGCGGGCGTGCTGTGGTGAGGCTGGCCGAGGTCAGCGAAGCCCACTTAACTGGCCTCGATCCCGCAGGTGAAAAGGCCCTCGCGACCCATTTCGTGATCGTCCGCTAAGACGATCCCCCGTTTATTCATCCCGCCGAGTGCGGGATTTTTCATTTCTGGAGAGTACCCCATGGCCGAGATTGCCATTTTTGAAGACGATGCGTTCAGCGTTTCCTCGTTGACTGCTGCGATCAATGATCAGGAATACCTGCCTGGCCGCATCAGCGGCCTCAACCTGTTCCGCGAAGAGGGCATCAGCACCCTGACCGTGCAGATCGAGAAGGACGGCGAGACCCTGGCCCTGGTGCCAGCCGGTGAGCGTGGCACCTCGGGCCTGGTGGTCGCCGGGTCCCGACGTCAACTGATTCCGTTCAACACCGTGCATCTGCCTGAGCGCTTCACCATCAAGGCGGATGAGATCCAGGGCATCCGTGCCTTCGGTACCCGCAGTGAGTTGCAGGCGGTGCAGGATGTAGTTAACAAGCGCTTGGCCAAGGCCCGGCGACAGTTGGACGCCACCCATGAATTTCAGCGCATGGGCGCGTTGAACGGCCAGGTGCTGGATGCCGATGGCAAGACGATCCTGTTGGACATCTATAAGACCTTCGGTGTGCAACGCCAGAAAATGTCGATGGGCCTGAACAGTCCTGACACTGAACTGCGGGTCAAATGCGGCGAAGCGTTGGATATGCAAGAGGACGCCCTGGGCAGCATCACCAGCACCGGCTCCCGCGCTTTCTGCGGCAAGAACTATTGGAACAAACTGATCGTCCACCGTTCGGTCAAAGAGACTTACCTCAATAGCCAACAGGCCGCCGCCTTGCGCGGTGATGCCCGCGAAAGCTTCGAGTTTGGCGGGATTGTCTGGGAGCGCTATCGCGGCAAGATTGCCGGCGTGTCGTTTGTCCACGACGACAAGGCGCTGCTGATCCCAGAGGGTGTGCCGGAGCTGTACATCTCGTCCTTCGCACCGGCCGACTACATGGAAACGGTCAACACCCAGGGCATTCCGTACTACAGCAAGATCGAGCCGCTGCCTTTCAACAAGGGCGTGGCCGGTGAAGCGCAGTCCAACCCGCTGCACCTCTGCACACGACCACGGGCGCAGATCCTGCTGGAGCTCTGACTGTGGCCTTCCGCGATCTGATCGACGACATCGACGACGTGATCTTCGACACCCTGGGCGACAGCGCCTTGATCGAAGGTCGCACCGAGCCGGTGCTGGGAATGTTTATCGCACCCTGGAAGGCCCCGCAGTTTGGCAAGGTCCACACCGGCTTGCGCGAGCCGCGCTTTGAAGTGCGGGTGCGCGACTCGGACGGACTCAGCAAGGGCCTGCGGGTCACGGTCGATCTACCGACTTTGGACGGCGGCGGCGACTACGACCTGCTGCAGCTGGAGCCCGGCGGCGATGGCCTGGTGGCCTTGATCTTGAGGAAACGCCCATGAGTGTCGGAAGCCATGTAAAGCAGAACCGCGACAGTGGGATGATCGACATCCTGCCGTCGGCTGTGCATTTCCATGCCTTGCGCGAGTTCGGCGAGCTCGCACCCAAGGCTGCAGCAGCAGCCCAGCGTCGTGCGATCAACAAGACTTTAGGTTGGTTGCGTACACATATCGCCCGAGCAGTTGGCAAACAGGAAAGGATCGCCATCGGGGCCGTCCGGCAGCGTCTGCGAGCTTACCCGGTCAGTGGCGGGGCGATGCGCGGTAAGTTGTGGTTTGGGGTCAACGCCATCGAGGCCAGTCGTATCGGACGGCCTCGGCAGATCCGTGCCGGGGTATCGGTCGCGGGCCGGCGCTATCGGGGTGCTTTTTTCAAGCAAGTGTATGGGGGCAGTCCCGACATCTGGATCCGTACTTCGAGCAAGCACTTCAACGCCACGGACTATCCCGACAGTTCACAGGGCCGGCGGCGCTCGGGCTTTGTCGAGGAAAGTGATAACCGCTTCCCCCTGGCTAAGGCCAAGGTGTCCCTGGATCGGGTGCGGCCGCACTTCAATAGTTGGGTGTTGCGTGCTGATAAACGCTTGCTGGAAATACTCAAGCAAGAATTCAACTTTGAACTGCAGAAGCACCTCAAGGGGAACGCCCGTGTCTGATCAGCCTTTCAGCCTCGACAGTCTCTATGAGGCCATCGAGCATCACCTGCAGGAGCAGTTACCGGGGATCCAGGGCGCCACGTTCTGGCCGGACTTGTCGGCAGAAACCACCATCCCCACGCCCGTGGTCTTGTTGGAACTGGCCGAGATGGAGCCGGGCCAGGATATCGGCACGGGTGAAACGTCTCTGGTTTGCAAGTTTGAGGCGCGGATCGTCGTTGACTCGATCAGCACAGATCCCCAGCGGCAGGCGGTGCAACTGGCCTCGCAATTAGCTGTGTTGCTGCGGGGGCAGTGCTGGGGCCTGGAGGTCGATTGCGCCGAGTTTGTGCGATCTACCCAGGACTGGACCAAGCCTGAACTGGACGGCTATTTCGTCTGGTTGGTGGAGTGGGACCAGACCATCTGCCTGGGCGCCGAGGAGTGGCCGTGGCCGGATGAGCCGCCGGGTAGCTTGCGGATTGGCTTCAATGAAGATACTGGCGTCGGCAATGAAGGGAAGTACGTCGCTCCGGAGGATCTGCAATGAGCTACCCCGTCGCCCAGCATGACCGGATGATCGCCTCCATGCTCATGCCCTGCGTGGTGGAAGCGGTCGACCTGTCCACCGGCATGGTGCGGGTGCGCTCCGGCGATTGGGTTAGCGCCTGGGTGCGCTGGCACTCTCAAGCTGCAGGCAAGGCGCGACATTGGCGGGCGCCGACCCTGAAAGAGCAGGGCGTGCTGTTGAGCCCCAGTGGCGAGCCAGCGCTGGGCACCTTCATTCCTGGCCTTTACGGCAATGCTGGTGCCCAGCCAGACAACCGCGATCATGTGGAGGTCTGGCGCTTCGAGGATGGCGGGTCGCTGGTCTACGACTGGCAGGCCAACAGCTACACCATCGACTTGCCGGCCGGCACCGTCACCATCAAGGTCGGCGGCTCGGTGCTGGAGATGACGCCGGACAGTGCGCGATTGGTGTCCGGGCAAATCAGCCTGGTGGGCGCGGTGAGCATCGAGGGCACATTAGACGCGACCGGCGACATCAGTACGGCCGGAAAAGTGATTGATGCGGGTGGCAATACGCCCAACCACAAACACTGATTGACTCATTTTCCACAACCCGCCGCGTGCGGGGTTCTTCGTTTTTGGAGCTTTCATTTATGAGCAAGAACAAGACTGATGCCTTGACCTCAGTCGTCGAGCCGACGCCATCGGACGTGGTGATGACTGTAGGCGGTGTCGTATTCCTCGATCAGGTCTACACCTCGCGCACGTTGATCCTGCCTGACGGGCGTGCGGCCAGCGTCGCCAAAGGCCGCATCACTGCCAGCGACGACACGTTGCTCGGCTTCCTTTCCCAGCACAGCGACTTCAAACAAGCGGAGTAGTCCCGATGATCGGAATGGATCGACGCACCGGCAAACCGCTGTCCGGGCTCGACCATCTCCGGCAGTCCATTGGGGACATTCTCGCCACGCCCGTGGGCAGTCGGCGGATGCGGCCTGAGTACGGCAGCCTGCTACGGCGCTTTGTTGACCTGCCGGTGAACGAAGGCTGGAAGAGTGCGGTACAGGCCGAGGTCGCCCGCTCGCTGCAGCGCTGGGAGCCGCGTCTAAAACTGGAGCAGGTGCAGGTTGTCGCCGTCGTTGGCGGCCGTATCGACTTCAAACTGACCGGTGAATATTTGGGCGAACGGCAACTGCTGGAGGTGTCGGCATGAGTACGGTGGATTTATCGGCACTGCCGGCGCCGCAGGTGCTGGAGTCGCTGGACTACGAGGCGCTGTATGACGAAGCGCTCGCGGCGTTTCGCGAGTACATGGGCGACAACTGGTCGGCGGCGCTGGAGAGCGATCCGGTGGTCAAGCTGTTGGAGCTGTTCGCCTACGGCAAGATGCAAAACCGGGCACGGGTCAACGATGCGGCCAAGGCGTTGTTGCTGGCCTATGCCGAAAAGGAGGATCTCGACCAACTGGCGGCCAACGTCAAGTTACAGCGGTTGGTGATTCAGCCGGCCAACCTGCTGGCCGTGCCGCCCGTTGAGGAAGTCAGGGAGTCTGACGATGCCCTGCGCGAGCGGATCCAGTTGGTCTACGAGGGGCTGACCACTGCCGGCCCACGCAACAGCTACATCTTCCACGCTCGCAACGCCTCGGCGCTGGTGGCCGACGCCACGGCAGAAAGCCCGGCCCCTGCGCAGGTGGTCGTGACGGTGCTCAGTCTGATCGGCAGTGGCCGGGCAGATCAGGCGCTACTCGATCAGGTGTACAGCAAACTCAGTGATGACGATATCCGCCCGGTGGGCGACCGCCTGATGGTGCAGAGCGCCCAGATCCTGGAGTACCGGATCGATGCGGTGCTGCACATGATCGGCGCCGGCCCGGAAAACGAAGCGATCCGGGCAGAAGCTGAAAAGCGCCTCGCTGCCTGGATCAACCCCCGTAAACGCCTAGCCCTGGAAGTCGCCCGCTCTGGTGTCGACGCCCAGTTGCACATCAGCGGTGTCGGCCGAGTCGAGCTGAAAAACTGGACCGACCTGAAGCCAAGCAAGGCCCAGGCCGCGTTTTGCACCGGTTTCACCGTGGTGCTTGGAGGCTGATATGAGCAGTTTGTTACCCCTGAGCAGCACCCAGCTGGAGCGCGCCATCGAGGCCGCGATGGCTGAGAAAACCGATATTCCATTGCGCATCTTGTACAACCCGGACACTTGCCCGGCGCACTTGCTGCCCTGGTTGGCTTGGACCTGGTCTGTCGACCGCTGGGACACCCGCTGGACCGAAGCGGTCAAGCGCTCGGCCATTCGCTCGGCGTTCTACGTGCATGCCCACAAGGGCACCATCGGCGCCCTGCGGCGTGTGGTCGAGCCGTTGGGTTACCTGATCGAGGTGCTGGAGTGGTGGGAGATGACGCCCGAGGGCATCCCCGGCACCTTTGCCTTGAAGGTCGGCGTGCTGGATACCGGTATCACCGAAGAGGCCTATCTGGAGCTGGAGCGGCTTATTGATGATGCCAAACCGGTCAGCCGTCACATGACGGGCCTAGCGATCAGTTTGGAAACCCAAGGCGCCATAAATATAGGTGTTGCCGTTTATGAAGGCGACGTAATCGACGTCTACCCCCCTGTGCAGCGTGACATTGAAGTCACCGGCTACATCAGTGTGGCCGGACGCGAACACAGTATTGACACCCTGGACGTGTACCCATGATTGATCAGAACTCGCAATTCATGGCGATCCTCACCAATGTGGGAGCCGCCAAACTGGCAAACGCCAATGCGCTTGGGCTTCCTTGGAAGCTCACGGCATTGGGTGTAGGAGATGCTAACGGTACCGATCCGGTGCCCAGTGCTACGCAAACCAAGCTGATCAATGAATGCCGCAGGGCGCCGTTGAATCAACTTACCATCGACCCAGTCAACCCAGCTGTCATCATTGCAGAGCAAGTCATTCCAGCAGATGTTGGTGGCTGGTGGCTTCGGGAGATTGGGTTGTATGACGAAGAGGGTGACCTTGTTGCCGTCTCCAACTGCGCGCCCAGCTTCAAACCGCTTTTGGATCAGGGATCAGGTCGCACGCAGATTGTGCGGATGAACTTCATTGTTTCCAGTATCACCAATGTGGTGTTGAAGATCGATCCGGCGATTGTGCTGGCGACACGGGATTATGTGGATCGCTCGATTGATGCGGTGCTGCCTGCGAACAAGACACCCGGTACTTACCGTCAGGTCACGATCAATGCACGGGGCATTGTGGTGTCGGGTGGCAATCCGACCACCCTTGCGGGCTATGGCATTACCGATGCATTGCGTGTTGGTATCGCCAGTCAGCAGTATCCCGTACTAGCCGCACCTCTGCCGGGTGGCCACGAGGGAATCGGCAATGGTGGTGCGCTTCAGATTCGTGAAGCTCAAGAGGTTAAGACCACCAAGACTGACCTGCCGTATGCCCCACGAATTGTGTTCCATTGGCAAGGGTTCATAGCCCGTGACTTGGCAATGTCGCGCCTCGGCGACTTACTCTGGGGCAGCAATGTTCTGTGGAACGCCGGTAACTTTGATCCTGATTCGAAGGCTAACAAAGCCTACGTTGACGCCGCCCTGGCATCAAAAGCCAACAAGGGTACGACGCTGGCGGCTTACGAAATCGGGGATGCGTTCACCAAGACTCAAGCGAACGCGGCTATTGCGGCGGCCATTGCAGGGCTGGTGAACTCCGCCCCAGGAGCTTTGGATACGCTCAAAGAGCTATCGGATGCGCTAGGCGGTGATCCAAACTTTGCTACCACTGTCCTCAACGCCTTAGGGACCAAGGCCGATGCGGAAACTTCGCTCAGAGTTGGATCAGTCAGTCGTCAGCGCCCGATATTGTCCGGGACAGTGCCTGCGAGCCTGGACGGCGGCGCCGATGGTAAAGGTGGTGCGATTGAAATCAGGGAGATTAATGAGGTTGGGGCTGGTCAGTCCGACCTTAAATGGGCGCCGGGAATCCTATTCAATTGGTCGGGAAGGTTCGCTCGATATCTGAAAAGCTCGTCAGTAGGTGAACTGATCTGGGGTGACAAGAAGGTCTGGACGGAGGGCAACTTCAAGCCAGCAGACAAGGCAAACTCGACCGATGTCACCAATGCCCTGGCGCTGAAGGCAAACATTGCTGACGTGCTTGCAGCGGCAGCAATGACCGCCAACGGCCGCCTGATGATCCCCACCAGCAGCGGAACGTTATATATCCAGTGGTACGAAGGACCAATCGCAGGGGCTGAGAGCGTTGCCTATCCAGCGATCAGCCATCCGGTGCCGTTCCCTAATCAATGCCTTTTCGCCGGCGTTTTTACACGTTCAACCTCCAGTAGCATCCAATCGGATCAAATGTTTCAGGTGGAGTATTGGGACCGCTTGGGTGTGAAGGTTTTACCTCAATGGTTCGGCAGCGGCAGCCAGTCGCTTGTTAGGCCGTTGATTCTTTCAATCGGAAACTAATGATGAACACCGATACTGAAAACACAGCGACGATCTACTTCAGCGCCCAGGACAATGGCTTTCTTTTTCTCGCTGAACGGGAGGCATATGACGCCGCAGGGACTTGGCCCCGCGATGCAGTCCAGGTAACGGAGGAGGAATGGCAGGCGTACGGCCAGCAGCCACCCCCACAAGGCATGCGTCGTGGCAGCGACGATCAGGGCCGGCCAACATGGGTCAAGCCCGAGGTCACTCCAGAAGATGCAAGCGCCCAGGAGCGTGCCTGGCGGGATCGCCAGTTGAGCATCACGGATCCGCTAGTAACACGTCATCGGGATCAGCTCGAAGTTGGCCGAGCGACCACGCTGACCCTCGAGCAATACCGGCAGTTGCAGGCGTTTCGCTTGGATCTGCGCGATTGGCCGGGTGCCCTGCGCTTTCCTGACATCGAGTATCGACCTGTAGCGCCCTCCTGGCTTTCTGAGGAAGCCGAATAACGCCCCGCATTGCCGGGGCGTTTTGTATCCCGTTCAACTTAGAAGCCCCGCCAGTGCGGGGCTTCGTCATTTCTGGAGACCGCACAATGAGTGCAGCAGGATTTTTCCACGGCGTTACCGTCACCAACGTTGATACCGGCTCGCGACCGATTGCAGTGCCGTCGTCGTCCATCATTGGCCTTTGCGACACCTTCACTCCTGGCCCTGATGCCGGTGCCTTGCCCAATCAACTGATGCTGATCACCCGCGAAAGCGAAGCTATCGCCGCCTGGGGCGCCGACTCGGCCATCACCAAAGCGGTGCAGGCCATCTACGTTCGCTCCAAGGCCGTGATCGTCGCCTGCGGTGTAGCAAAGCTGGCAGACGCAGCCGCGCAAACCTCGGCCATCATCGGTGGTGTCCTCGCGAACGGCACCCGTACCGGCATGCAGGCGCTGCTCGATGGCAAGAGCCGCTTCAACGCCCAGCCCCGCTTGCTGGCCGCACCCAAACACACGGCAACCTTGCCCGTCGCCACGGCGCTGGTGGCGTTGAGCGACAAGCTGCGAGCCATGGCGATTATCGACGGCCCGAACACCACCGATGAAGCGGCGATGGAATACCGCGAAAACTTTGGCAGCAAGCGAGTGTTCCTCGTCGACCCTGGCGTGCAGTTCTGGGACACGGCGCTCAGCGCAACCATCGACGCACCGAGTTCAGCATGGGTCGCTGGGCTCTTCGCCTGGACCGATTCCGAATACGGCTTCTGGGCTTCGCCGTCGAACAAAGAGTTTGTTGGTGTCACTGGCACCGGCCGTCCTATCGAGTTTCTGGATGGTGACGAAACCTGCCGGGCCAACCTGCTCAATAACGCGAACATCACCACCATCATCCGCGATGACGGCTTTCGCTTGTGGGGCAACCGCACCTGTTCCAGCGATCCAAAGTGGGCGTTTGTCACCCGCGTTCGCACCATGGATATCGTCATGGACGCGATCCTGTACGGCCACAAATGGGCAGTCGACCGCTCGATCACCAAGACCTACGTCGGTGACGTCACCGCCGGGCTGCAGAACTTCATGCGCGACCTGAAGCTGCAGGGCGCAATCATCAACTTTGAGGTGTTCGCCGATCCTGAGTTGAACACGGCCAGCCAACTGGAGCAGGGCAAGGTGTTCTGGAACATCCGTTTCACTGACGTACCGCCCGCAGAAAACCCCAACTTCCGGGTCGAGGTCACCAATCAGTGGCTGACCGAAGTCCTCGATACCAACGGCTAAGGAGATCCCGCAATGGCTATGGTTCCGCAAACGCTGTACCTGATGAACATGTTTGTCGATGGCGTCAACTTCTCCGGCGATGTGCCTACGCTGTCTCTGCCCAAGCTCAAGATCAAGACCGATGAATATCGCGGTGGCGGTATGGATATCGGTATCGATATGGATCAGGGCATGGAAAAAATGGAAGCGTCCTTCAGCACCAAGGGCGTGCGACGTGAGGCCATGAAGTTTTTTGGCCTAGCCGATCAGACTGCGTTCAACGCGGTTTTTCGGGGCTCGTTCAAAGTGCAGAGGGGCGCCACGACGTCGGTGGTTGCAACCTTGCGCGGCATGCTCACGGAGTTGGATCCGGGTGAGTGGAAACCGGGCGACTCTTCCGAGTTCAAGTACGCCTTGAGCGTCAGCTACTACAAGCTCGAAGTAGGCGGCCGCTTGATGTACGAGATCGACCCGCTGGGTTGCGTCCGCGTCATCAACGGTGTCGATCAACTCGCCAGTGTCCGCCGTGACCTGGGTATGTAAGGAATAATTTTCACATGACAGACCTCAAAAAACTGCCGTCCTGGCTCGTTGTCACCCCCGATAGCGCGACAGTCACCTTGTCCCGTCCCAGCGAGATCAACAGCGTAGTGGTTGATCGGTTGACACTGCGGTCACCGACCGTACGCGAGGTACGGGCGGCCAACGCCACTGCAGGCGGCGATGACGAAGCGCGCGAAATGCATCTGTTTGCCTCTCTGTCCGAGTCCGGCATCAAGGATCTGGAGGGGCTCAAGCTGACGGACTACCAGCGGCTGCAAGCCGCCTACTTTCGCCTGGTGCAGGACGACGGGATTTAGCCCGGCCCTGCAAAAGCAGGTCGCGAAACGCTTGGCGACGCAGTTCTCATTTACCGCCAATGAAATCGAGACCATGCCCTTTTCCACGATGATCTGGTGGCTCATGGACTGAGCCCTACATCCCAGCCTGGAGTGCTCTCATGGCAAACAACCTGGCGCTCGGCCTGGTCATTGGCGGCGCCGTCAGCTCCACGGTCGGCGCTGCCTTCAAGGATGTCGAAGGCCGCATCAAGAAACTCAGCGATCAAGGCACCAAGGCCCGCGTCCTGCAGAGCACCATCGGCGACACGGTGCGCCTGCGGGACGAATGGAAAAAAGCCCATGACACCGGCTCGGCCTCGGCCGCTGGCTTGCTGCAAAAACTCGAATCCAACCTCAAGACCCTGAAGGAACAGGGCATCGAGGTCGGCAAACTGCGCAAGGAGTACCAAGCCCTAGGGCAGATAGCGAAGGGTGCTGAACTCAAGGCGTTGGGCCACACGCAGATCCAGCAGGGCAAGGAGGGAATGAAAAACTCCCTCGGCCAGGCAGCGGCACTGGCAGCTACGTTGGCGATTCCGACCAAAGTCTCCGGCGACTACCAAGCGCAGATCCGTCAGATGTCGTTGTGGGCACACACCGCCGGTACCGGCGACGAGGCTGAACTGGCGGCCAGCATCAGCAAGGTCGCGGCAGACAAGGGCATGAGTCAGCAACTGCTCGCACGGTCGGTCGGGGCGCTGATCGAAAAGGGCGTGGAGTGGGATGTTGCCACCAGCTACGCCGGGCAGATCGCCGACTTGATCGACGGCCAGGGCATGGAGCCCGAAACCATCGCGACCCTGATCAACTCCTTCAAGGAGGCCGGGGTCAAGCAGGCTGACATGGGTGCCATGTTGGGCCAGGTGGCGGCGGCTGGTGACATTGGTGCGTTCGGTCCCAAGGACATGGCCAAGTATCTGCCGGCCATGCTCGGCAACATCAAACGTCTGGGCATGGAAGGCCCGGAGGCGGTGCGCTTCCTTGGTGCCAGCCTGCAGTCGCAGTTCTCGCAAACGCAGGATTCGGCGGCGGCGGCCACCAACATGAACAACCTGCTCAACGCGGTGATCAGCAGCACCAGCCAGGAACGGTTCGCCAAGGAAGGCTATGACCTGACCGGTTCGATCCTTGCCGCGACCAAAAGCGGCAAGGCGGCCAACCCGGTCGATGCCTTTATCATGCTCAGTGAGCAATTGATCAAGAAACAGGACCCGGCCAAGGCCAAGAAAATCGAGGCGCTCAAGGCCAAGATCAAGGCCTCCGCAGATGGCAGTGCCGAGGAAGAGCAGGCCATGATCGCGCTGACCGAGGCGGCGGGGCTGGCGAACATCGTCAGTGATCAGAGCGCCAGTGCCGGCTTGCTCGCGCAGATCAAATACGGCGACAAGATCAAGGCTGATATGGCGACCATCAAGGAGACTGATGGCAAGGCCAAGATCGAGGCGGACGCGGCCAAGGCGCGGGAGACGTCGAATCGCAAGTGGTCGGCGGCGACGGCAGGTATTGAGTCGTCGATGACCCGGATCGGGGACGCGGTGCGGCCGCTGACGGATCTGGCGGCGGATGGGCTGGCGAAGTTGGCTTACGGATTGGGTGAACTGGCCGGGAAGTTTCCGACAGTGATCAGCGGTGCGACGGTGTTGGCTGCAGGTGTTATCGGTCTGGGCGCTGCGATCAACGCGATCAAGATCGGTAAGGGCTTGCTCAACGTTGGGCGTGGCTCGTTGATGGGCAACCCCAACGTGATCCAGCGGGTGTTTGTCACCAACCCGTCAGGCGCAGGCGGTGGGGGAATTGACGGACGTGAAGGCAAGCGCGGTCGAGGGAAGGGTAAGCGTGGCCGGGGTGGCCGCATTCCCAGTGCTGGGCCGGCGTCAGCAATCGGAGCGGCAGCGAGTCGCCTTGACCCCAGGGTCATGATGGGCAAAGGGCTGGGCTTCGCCAAAGGCGCCGCGCCCTTTGCGTTGATCGAGGCAGGGCTGATTGCCGCCGATACCTATCAGAACGCTGAAACCCGCGACGAAAAGGCCGAAGGCTACGGCAATGCCGCAGGCACCTTGGCCGGCACGCTTGCCGGTGCAGCAGCGGGTGCCGCTATTGGTTCGGTGGTGCCGGTGATCGGCACCGTGGTCGGTGGTCTGATTGGCGGTTTTCTGGGGAGTTGGGGTGGTGGTGAGTTGGGTAGTGCTGTGGGTAAAGCGGCGTTCGGCGGCCCGGATGAGCCTTTGGCTCTGCCGGCGCAACCGTCACCGTTGCGCCTGCCACCGCCCAGTGCTGTGCCCATGCCACGTCTCGGCCAGATGGCGCCCTCGTTGTCGTCCGGCCCGTTGATGCTCAAGGCGCCCTCTGCACCTGGCCCCGCGCTGGGTGATGTCTCGCGCTCGTTGTCTGTTGCACCGATAGCTGTCGCCGCACCTGCAGTACTCAGTGCAGCTGCGGCCTCGAAATCGGAGCCGCCGCGTATCGATCAGCAATGGACGTTTTCCCCATCCACACAGGTGACCGTGCAGGGTGATGTCAAAGATCCGCGCCAACTGGCCCAGGAACTGATGCCGCACATGCGGCAGATGTTTGATGACTTCAGTCGGGAGCAAACCCGGCGAAACCTGTTCGATGCCCCTCACGTTTAAGGAGCCGCCATGGCCTACATGGAACAATTGCAGTCAGGCTTCAAATCCCTGGTCCAGGCCGGGGAGGCGGGCCGGCGCAGTATCGACGACATGATCGGGCCGATGAACGGTGCGATCAGCGAAATCACTGGCGCCGCTGAAGAGCTTGCCAGTCTTCCCGGTGTGCCGCCGGGTGTCGGTGAAAAGCTGCAGCGTGTCATGCGCGGGATCGGCGCCGCACAGTCCAAGGTCGGCACCGTCCTCGCCACCTATAACAAAGGCACGCGAACGATGTCGGGACTGGATGAGCGCATGGAAACCCTCAAGGAGCAGGCATACAGGGCCGGGACGGCGATCAACCAGATCGCCGGCAAGGTTGATCCCAGTCTGGCGAACATCCTGCCCACCAGCGCCCTGGCGCCCAATGCCACGCCCATGGCGGAAGCGGTCAAACCGTTTCCGCATTTGCTGATCCTGCAGCCGCTGCAAACCAATGCCCAGCCGTTCTACTTCAACCTGGACACGGCAGCCTTCGACGAACTGCGCCGGCAGACAGAGTTTCGATGGGCCTCGCAAGAGCGACTAAGTCGCCGGCCTGCGCAGCAGGGCGTGGGCATGGGAGAGGAAAAGTTGAGTCTCAAAGGCGCGATTTTTCCCACCTTCAAGGGGGGGCTCAAACAACTGGATACCCTGCGCTCCATCGGGGCCAAGCTGCTGCCGCTGAACCTGACCACTGGCTATGGCTTCGTGCTCGGCACCTGGTGCTTGCGCAGCCTGGAGGAAGAGCAGGGCGCTTTGCTGGCCGGCGGGATCCCGCGTAAGCAAACCTTTAGCCTGGAGTTCACGCGCTATGGTGATGATATGCAGAACGTCTGATGGCGACCTGCTGGATACCCTGTGTTACCAGCAGTACGGGCACCTGAACGGCACGGTCGAGGCGGTGCTGTCGGCGAATCGGTTGTTGGCGGAGGAGCGTCAACCGTTTCGGGCTGGCCTGTTAATCAGCTTTCCTGATGTGGCCGAGCCAATAGTCGAGCAGGTGCAGTTGTGGGATTGAACAACGAGGTTCGAACATGAAACCCACCTTTCGGATTGTTGCTGATGGTTCCGATATCACCGCATTGATCAATGACCGTCTGCTGTTGCTGCGTACCTTGGACAAACCCGGCATGGAGTCGGATGAGTTCGAGCTGCGTATCGACGACCGTGACGGCGCCGTCACATTGCCCAAGCGCGGCGCCGGTATCGAGATCTACCTCGGATATGGTAGCAACGCACTGGCCCGCTTGGGCCGATACACCGTTGATGACATCGAGGTCTCTGGCCCGCCCGACACCCTGGTCATACGTGGCAAGGCCAGCGACATGCGTGGTAGTGGCAAAACCACCCGTAGTGGCAGTTGGGAAAGCGTCCCGCTGTCCCGGATCGTCAGCGACATCGGCGCTCGCAACGGTTGGGCGCCGGAGTGTTCAGTGGCAACCGTAGTACCTCGGGCTGATCAGTTGAATGAATCGGACTTCAACTTCATCACCCGGCTCGCCAAGGACCATGACTGCACCGCGAAGGTCGCCGACAGCAAGTTGTTGGTTCTTCCTCGCCAAAGCGGGCAAACAGCCAGCGGGAAATCCCTGGCGGCGATCATCATCCGGCGCAGCGACGTCAGCCGCTGGCAATTCCGCTTCACCGACCGGACCACGCAGAAGGCCGTTAAAGCCAAGTACCAGGACAAGAAAACCGGCGAGTTGGTCAACCTGACCCTGGACAACGATGACGCGCCGGCGGGATTGCCGCCGGTGCATACCGACCGGCACATCCATCCGAACAAGTCCGCCGCCGAGCAGGCAGCCAAGGCGCGCCTTGCAGCGTTCAACCGCTCAACCGCCGAGGTCCGGCTGGAGATGGTCGGGCGTACGGACCTATTCGCGGAACGGCAGATTAACGCGCAAGGCTTCAAGGAAGGCCTCGACGGCGTGTTTCTGGTGGACTCGGTGGAACAGGTATTCACCCAGTCTGGCTGGAGCACATCGGTCGAGTGCAATGCTGGGAAGAAAGGCAAGGCCAAGGCAGTCGGCAAGAAAGCGAAAAAGTCCAAGGAGGTCAAAGTTCTGGAGCTGTGACCTGGCCTTTCTGTTTCATCACCCGCCGCCTTCGAGCGGTCTTTTTTTGTCTGGGAAAACGCGATGTCCATCACCGAGCAGCAACTCCAACGCATCATGCCCAACGCCCGCCGCCAAGCGGGCGTTTTTGTATCTGCCCTAAACGCAGCTATGGCAAATCGACAGATCGATACGCCGAAGCGTCAGGCGGCTTTCCTTGCTCAGGTCGGGCATGAGTCCGGCCAGTTGCAATACGTGCGCGAATTGGGGGGCGATCAGTACCTCAGTAAATACGACACCGGCACTCTTGCTGCCCGATTGGGCAATACCCCGGAGGCCGATGGCGATGGTCAGCGATATCGTGGTCGCGGACTGATCCAGGTCACCGGGCACAACAACTACTTGCGTTGCAGCCTGGCGCTATTTGGTGACGAGCGCTTGCTACGCACGCCGGAACTGTTGGAGTTGCCGCAGTGGGCCGCAGAGTCGGCGGCCTGGTTCTGGTGGGTGAACGGGCTGAACCTGCTGGCCGACAAGGAGCAGTTCAACATTATCACCCGCAGGATCAATGGCGGCCTCAACGGCCTGGAGGATCGGCTGCAGCTCTGGGGTAGGGCGAGGGCAGTGTTATGCGTCTCTTCGACCTGATCCCCGCTCAGTTCCGAATCGCCGCCGTAGGCCTGCTGTTGGTGATGATGGCCGGCGGATCTGCTGCATTGGCCTGGACTGTCCAAGGCTGGCGGTACGGTCAGCAGTTGGAGCGCCAAGCGCGCCTCCAGGCTGACACCCTCAATGAGATGGCCCAAGCATCTGCCAGCCTGCAGCGCACTGAGCAGGACAAGCGCCTGGCACTGGAGCGGCGGCTGCAGAGCAAAGATGAAACCCACTACAAGGAATTGACCGATGAGCAAAGGAAGCAGGCTCGCCTGCGTGATCGTCTGGCTACTACTGATCTGCGGCTGTCAGTCGTACTCGCCGCCACCGAAACCTCAGTGCCAACCCCCACCGCCACCGGCCGCGTGGTTCATGGCACCACAAGAGCCCAACTTGACCCAGCGCATGCTCAACGAATTATCGGCATCACCGATGCCGGCGACCAAGGATTGATCGCCTTACGGGCCTGTCAGGCCTACGCAAAAGAAGTCTCTGCAGCAAAGTAAAAGGAGCGGTCGGGCAGGATGCGTCAACATCCAACCCGGCCACCTTCCCCGCAGATTGTCCCTGCAAGTCCAGCCAAGGCTCCTGCTTCGTGCACAAAGCGGAGTGAGCCTAGCACTGTTTATCCATACAGCAAAGGTCTTGCTTTATATGTCTACACCCATCATCCCTTGGATGGGCGGCAAACGCCGCCTAGCCGACCGCCTTATCCCGCTCTTCCCACCCCATGAATGCTACGTCGAAGTCTTTGCCGGCGGCGCCGCGCTCTACTTCATGCGACCCCAGGCAGCGCCGGTTGAAGTCCTCAATGACATCAACGGCGACCTAGTAACGCTGTACCGCGTGGTGCAGAACCACCTGGAAGAATTCGTGCGCCAGTTCAAATGGGCGCTCAGTTCTCGGCAGGTGTTCGAGTGGCAGAAGATGACCCGTCCTGAAACCCTCACCGACATCCAGCGCGCCGCCCGGTTCTTTTATCTGCAGCACCACGCGTTTGCCGGAAAGGTGACGGGGCAGACATTTGGTACCGCAACCACTGGCCCCGCCATCAACCTGCTACGGATCGAGGAAAACCTGTCTGCAGCGTGGCAGCGGTTGTCCGGCACCTACGTTGAAAACCTACCCTGGCTTGCTTGTGCTGAGCGCTACGACCGTGCCCACACCTTCCACTACATGGATCCACCCTACTGGCAGACTGCCGGGTATGGCGTGGATTTTCCCTTTGAGAATTACGAGCGCATGGCGGACTTTATGCGCCGGTGCAAAGGGCGGGTGATGGTCAGCATTAACGATCATCCTGATATCCGCCGTGTGTTTGAAGGATTCTATGTTGAGACAGTCGACATTCGCTACACGACCTCTAACCAGCGGCAAGGTAAGGCTGAGGTGAGTGGTGAGTTGGTGATCATGAACTGGGAGCCCGCCGCTTTGGGAGGTTTGTTCTGAAGATCATGGGTTAGATCAATCATTTTTGGAGGGCTTTGGTAGCGGCAGCCCCTGATTTTTCACATTCCCGACTGCTTTGCCAACCGCATGCCACTCAAATTCGTCTGCAGGCTGACAGCATTCATTCGCTATTACCTCTGCCAGGTTAGGGGGAAGCTGCGCTTGGCCAGTGTCCCGTCGGATCCCGACTGGGACATCTAACGATTGAGAGTGTCACTTTGCGGGTGGCTATGAGTCAGATCACTTCGCCTCTTTAGGTTCAGTCTGAGGGACTTTTGTAACTTTAGTTTGGCGCTCCCTTTTCTTATCCCTTGAGCTTTTACGAGCCTCTAGCTCGACGAGTGCGTGAGGTTCCAAAATGGCTTTCAAGGGAGTCAGATCGTAAAGGTTTGTGTCATTTCTATCGCCAGACTTCCGTCGAATTATTCTCTTGATCAGTTGAGCTGCTTCCATACCACGGATGTGCCGCTGGATGGTTGAGGCGCTCACACCGATAGATTTCGCAAGGGTATCTTTCGATGGGTGCGGAAGATTTTCATCCTCCCACCAGTAGGTGATCAAATGCAGAAGGATGTTTAAGTCGATGGCATCAATTCCCAGAGTCTTTTGCCGGTGAATCAATATATTTGGTATGCAGGTCCACCCCGCCTTCATGTTTGCGTCACCCCATTTTTTCGAGTTGGAGTTTTTTTCTTTCCCCTCCGAGCCTGTTGCAGGGGTTGCAGGGGTTGCAGGGGTTGCAGGGGTTGCAGAGGGGCGAGCTTTACGTTTAGCAGATGCCGGTGCTTTAACTGGAACTGGCGGGGGCTTGGAGGGCATTTCAACTTCCTTGTTCAGGTGATAAAAATAAATCAAAGTGTTCGGGCCAAATGCCATCATGGCATAAATTGTTTGCCAAAACGCGACCCTGGGATGCGCAGGTGAACCCCACGTTATAGTTATATGTTCTTGTTTGATTACAAATGTGTATTTGATTTCAAATGTGTAATGTTTCCTAGGTTGTGAGTGATGCCCACTGGGGGGCTTCAGAAGACCCCACGTGGGAGGCGTGAGTGCACACCAGGGTCTGAGGCGGGACTGTATTTATTCGGCGTGCTGTCGAGTAGTCTTGACCGATAGAAAGACAAAATTTCAGGTGCGCTTATGAGCGATAACACAAATTTCAAAACACTGGTTGGTGTGATTATTCAAGCTGAGGTTGATGGCAATCCTCGGCATGAACTAGTGCTCGAACTGGGGGAGACACCGGCATACATCATTCAAAATTGCGCAGGTTTTACTCAGCTTGATTTGGTGATGAAGGCTCGGAATATTGGCAAAATGTTCTTCGATCATGGGATGAAGAAGGGCGTAATCGAGAGGTTACCTGAGATTTTAGCCAAGCCTAAAGCAGTCTATAAATCAGCTTCACCACAGGTAAAAGACGCATCCGTGATCATGACCTATGAAACCCATAATGGGTTTCCGATCATTGTGGCTTTGCACCCGGGGAAAATGGTCGGCCGTAGAATTGTCAATGAAGTGGCAAGCATGTATTTCAAGGAAGGGCCGAACCCTGAAATTAAGTGGCGGTCGGCAGGACTACTTTTATGGGAGGCATAAAAAAGCCCCAGTGACACGACATTTCGGCTCTAATTGCCTGGTGTGGGACGTCACAATGGGGCTGCGAAACAATGTTGCTCGAATTTGATCAATGCGTCAATCCCTCCCGACGAGCGACGGGGATTCACCATCGCAAATGGGGCAAAAATGGGGCAAACCACACGCCATTCTATGCCATTCAATGCCAATTATGCGTTTATGCAACTCGCTGTGCGTGTGCCCAAAAGCCAGCAACCACGGGTATATCCCTCAAAATCCCCCACATACCCCTACACAATCGCGGCATGACCGAAAACTCGCTCAAGCTTCCACCTGCCGCCACGAAGGCATACCCTCTGGCAGAGGAACGCAATTACACTTCGATATGAATGAGGTGCTCGACTCTTCCGCCTCAGACAGAATCATTAGGTGAACAGGCCACTCACTCCAAAGCTCATAACAGGCTTGGTGGATCAGTGCCGCCTCCTGCTGATCTGCACAGACGACAAGCAAATCAAGGTCACTGAAATGCTGGGTGCCAAGAAAAAACGAACCGAAACCAAACCACCGTGCATGTGGCAAGATGACCGACGTTGAGACCATTGTCCGAGAGAGACAATCGAGCATCAGTGCAATGCTCACGATGGTATATGAAGCCGATGATAAAATTTACGCCGCTCGTGGAACAGCTCTATCCCCATGGATTCCGCTACTTCATAAGCGTCGGAGGTAGGCCAAGCATTCGGATTTGTGGCAAAAATGACTGACACATTTCCATGCTGTGCCACTGCCGCTCGTATGGTTGAGCCTGCCAGCTCATATTCGTTCAAACCCGCCACTAACAGAGGTGGGCCGTTCTTCCGCTGAAACTCATAAATAAGGTCGGTCACACGAATCAAGCGATAGAGGTTTGCGTGTTGGGAAAGAATGGTGTGGAAATAGCTTGTCTCAGGATGAACGAAATCATTAAGCGGTTCTGAATTCCTGCGACCGGCAATGGCTTTCATGAGGTGCCCGAGAGGGCCGAATGCAACTCGTGCCTCCTCTAATATCTGAATTGCTGAGCCCTGCCAGATGGCTGCCTTAGGTATGTTAACGACAAACTCGACGCCCGGATCCACCTCCAGTACTCGATGAACATCATCTGCGGTGACCGCGATTGATGACAATACACCGATTCTCGCTGGGGAGTTTTGTCTAAAGTGGGCAATGAAGGAGTACGGTGTCACGATTTCGACACGCTCTACTAACTCCTTCATTTTCGCGATGCAGGCACTGGCGAATTCAGTATTGCTCTGAGGACTTCTTGCCACTTTCTTACCTCAACATCTCGGCCATTTGTGTAGGGAAACGCGCACGTGCGCCGAGGTGGATCGTAGCCACGTGCCGCGCCTCGAGATCGTAAACGTGCTGACGGAACAGTTCTAGTGTGTCCTCCTCAGCTTCTGTCATCAATCCGGTGTTCGAATCGAGAATGCTGAGGATGCGACGGGAGTTTGGGATGATCTGCTGAACCATTTTGAACTGCCATTGCGCAGCTTCCTCAGCCTCGGGGTTGAAGCGGTAATCTAGTTCAGGATTGAGCTGCTGAAAAATCATGCGATTCTGCCGCATGAGCGGTTTTATGGCCGCCAATGCTTCAGCGCGGGTGTCAAAAACCTGGGCTCCAAATAGGCCGGCAAGTTTTCGCTCGTGCTCTCGTTTCCACCCTATTACCGCTTCATCAGGGAAGTCCTGAGGAGCCTTGTCGATCATCGTGTGACAGGTGGGGCAAAGCAGTATTAGATTTTCGAAAGCGCCACGCTCTTCAGCCGACATCTCAGCTTTGGCACGAGGACCGTCATTATTTGCAGCGAAAATATGAGCCATCTCAGCGACATGAATCACCTTAGTGCCAGTGTCGAGAAAAAGGTGTTTAGTGCATCCGGGTCGCTGGCAGTAGCCTGCCGAAGATGCAAACAGCCTCTTTTCGGTGAGTTTGTCTGGCGAAGCCTTTCCACGTGAACACGCCATTATTTTTAACCTCATGTAGGTCCCAGGTTTGAGACTGACCCGGCTGTCTAACGGAAATAGGTTCGCCTTTTGAGCGAATTTAAGCGGTCAGCCGATGATAGCGCAGTAAGCTTTCAGGCCTGCCATGCTGCCAACTGATGGTACGGTTGAGCACTATAAGTCGCTTTGCTTACGTGGATATTTTTGAGCGTCCGCTCTTGGTCGATCGAGGCCTATCAGAAGTTTGCCCATCATCAGTCGTCCTTGACGTGGCACAGAACTTTGTACGAAGCGGCGGGCTGATCAAGAAATGATTGCTTGAAAATTGCTACGGGAGCTGGTGCACAACGCCTTGTGTGCAGAGCCTGCTGGGAGTTTGGGGAGAGCTACGTCCAATCCATCATCGGGGCAACAGAGAAGCGACGGGAAAACGATGGCGTTGGTGCTATAGGTGAGGACATTAGGATCTGAGGTGGATAAGGCGAAGGGCGGATAGTTTAACAGGAATGTGCCTGCTCCCGTGGCGGTCAGTGCCAGAGCTTCCGCCGCCCTGGCGCCGTTCCAGCCTATTTCTTCTTTTTGTCCGGCGCTTGAGTCAGCGCCGACGCTGCGACAGATTTCACATCCGGCGGAGTGCTTGGATCCGCCAGCAGCTTGGCTGCCTTTGAAGCGACGCTTTCACTGGTTTTTTCGTCTTTAGCCATTACTTGAGCTTCCCTGTACGTAGGTCGCAGGATCATCTGAATTGATGCCCGCTCGGCTTTAATATGTAGGGGCTAACTGTTGATATCGCCAATCAGAATATGTGCCGGGATAATTCGTCGCCAAAACGACATTAAGCTGAACCGATCCTGTCGCACGGCAAAGTTTCATAATTCCCACAGACATTGAGGTCTACGCTCGCGCCATCAGCGTATATGCCTACGCCTCCAGCCAAGGGAACTGAAAAATGATCTCCAACCTCGTCAAAGTCGTGATGATCGCTGGCACTTTGCTGTTGGGAGCTTGTTCGACGGGTTCGTACGG